ATCAATTCAGAATTTGTGTCATAGTAATATACCTTGACTCTGCCCTTTATTACCACCCAAGATTCCTGAGTAATTGTAGTTTCCCGAATATTTTCTATGTGCTGGTGAGCATCAAATTTTTTCCCCCCTTTCAAATTCAAACAAGAAATTTGCATGAATTCCTCTGATGGACATATATCAATTCTGTTGTCTGTAAAAGAAGAAGAGTTAAAATAAATATGAAGTAATTTACCGTCTTTTGAAAATATTTTTTCTATTGACATATTATAAATTTTCCTTTAATATTGTTTCTATTTCTGACCAAAGATTGTACTTGTCCATTATTAACTCTCTTGCCTTTTTAATTGCATCAATATTTTCTTCCGTTGGGGGGTTTTTAATTATCTCCAAAACTTTTTTGACAGATTCAAAATCATCTATATCCTCTATGTGGTGATAACTTCCCTCTGGAAGATAATCTGAAACATTAGGACATCCCCAATAAATAGGCATAGTCCATGAAAGTAGAGCATCAAATGCCTTTTCACTAACACAATTGTAGTTACTAGAATTTTCAAAAGCAATTGTGTAGTGATATGGATATAAACCTTCAAATTTACAATAACTATTATATTCCAATTTCCCTTTAAAGCACGAATTAATATTTCCAAATTTTTCTATACCGTATGCACCAAAAATATCAATGTCTTTGGTGTGTTCCACCAAAGTTGATAAAAAGATTATTCTCTTTTTGTGTCCATATGTATCTACCTTACCACTAGTAATAGAACTAACCATGTGCATCTTGTCTTGCCGATTGTAATTTAAATTTTTTAAGAAATCATATGATTTTAGAACTCTCCAAACAGAAACCAAATGATGCTTTCTATCTGTGTATGTTCCTTGAAAAAATAAATTATCCGGCCAGTCCAGTTTGGGAGGTTTTACCTCTGGTTCTTCTCTCTGTAAATATATAACCCTGTCAAACGAAACATTATCTGGTATACCCCCATCCATTACTATATGATAATCCGCGTCATTTATGTTTGTAGTACATTCAATATCATTCCACACTCCACTCTCATTTGGAGTCTGGAGTTTATATGTGTTTAGCAAATCTTCACTAGAACATCCCCAATCACAATGAAACATTATTTTTATCATAAAATCATATCTCCGTAATAACACAACAGGCTTCTTGGCCCTCTGTGTGTGCTACCCAATCATATTTTATTCCAGTTTCAGAAACAAATTCATTCCATGCTTTATATTCGTGTAAATGAAAATTATTATAATTGTGAAACTCATCAAACATTATAATTGTCCCCACTATTAATTTAGATTTGATGTTATCGAAAATAGTTTTAGTGGAAGAATATAAGTCGCAATCCACATGAACAAATGCTATTTCATATTCATCCTCACAAAATAAAGGTAAAGTTTCTTCAAACAATCCGTTGATAATCTTTAAGCCATCTATAGATGGTTCTATTCCAAACTTTTTTTGGCCGAATATAGTTCCTTCAGAATGAACAACATTTTCCGAAACCACCCAATCTTCTGGAAGACCTTTGAACCAATCAAAACCATAAAGAACATCATTTTTGTTTGGGAGATGTTTTATTATCTCCTTTGATGTTTCTCCACTAGCAACACCAAACTCCATCCACAATCCGTCAACACTTACGGAATCCATACAATATTTACCGTAAGTGTTCCACCTTTGATGAAATTTAAGTGCAGGGTATTTTTTTGATAGTCCAAAATCAATCATATTTTACTCAATCTATTATAAACTTCTTTTGCCTCGATTACATTATCTTCAATAGAACAATACTTCCATCCACCATATCGTCCTATTGAATAAATTCCTAAATTAGTAAGCATATCATTCTTATTCTTAAAATCTGTCAAAGAGTCTTTTGTTATATGAACATATGCCGGATTCATGACAACTTCATGACTACTAATCAATTTTTGATTTCTTATTATACCGCACTTTTTTAAATCCGTCAACACTATTTTCTTAATGTTATCTAAATCTATCTCTTCTTCTGTCTTTAATCCAATCTCAACATAAAGGCTCATTCTGTCTCCCTGAATAATATTATTATAGAATCCAACCCTATAAAAACATATATCCTTATCTGCAAAATAAATCCAATGAGATTTGATTGGAGTATCACTATCAAATCCTAAATTAAAAACTAAAACTTTGTTGCTTGTATAGATTGTAGAGTCATATTCGATTTCGCATATATCCATAAGCCTAGGAAAAGGAATGCTTGAAATTAAAAATTCATAACTTACAACTAGGCCGTTCTCAAAAGTAGCCGTTTTATTTTTGGTGTCAATACTTTTAACTTTATGTTCTACAAAAATTCTATCAGTATTCAGGTCTGTAAGTAAACTTAGTATGAATTCAAAAGTTCCTTCTTTGGGATATATGAAAGTAGAATTATAACTACTATTATCCTGACACTTGAAATTTTTCACTATTTCATCGACACTGGCGTGCGGAAAAAATCTGCCCATTGCATCCATATCTAAAGAATTTAAATCACAAGAATATAATTTTTCATTATACGGTTTTAAAAATTTATCTGTGATGGATTTGCCAAATTTGCTGTATAACATCTGCAAAAAATTCTGTGGTAGGATTTCTTCTCTTTGAAATAAATCGAATAAACAATCAATAAACTCAGATTTTTCAAGTTGATGTATGTTCTTTTGGAAAGGAAAATCTATAAATTTTTCTTGATGATAAATTTTTGTGTTCTTCTTGACTGTAATTATATCCGAATCCTTCATTTTATCCAAGAACAGATTCTTTACAAATTCCTTACTGAAATGAAAAAAGTGGCCGCTGTAGTCCCAAACGAAACCATCTTGTTTTATGGTTTTACAAAACCCACCCACTTTAGCACTAGAATCAAATACTAAATAATCATCGTCTTTTACAAAATTAGCAAAAGCCAGGCCGGTGACTCCTCCACCTATTATTAAATATTTACAATGTTTATTCGCCATAAATTTCTTCTATCCAATTTCTGTCGTCCCATTCTTCTTTATAATTTCCTATTTCTTCCGGTCTATCACCATACAGTTCTCGGACGACTCTCTTATCTTCTTCTCTCATACCCAAAACATTTAATTTATTTGGATATTGTTTATCGCTAATGAGTTCTATTTTTTTCACACACCATTTATCTGCTGAACCCAATATCTTGTAACCATCGTCTTCTGCCAATTTACCTCCAATTATTTCCCAATCGTGTGGCGACCAATCTCTTTGTAGATTTTTAAGAAAATACTTTCTGTTCCATATGGAAAATTGTCCTGTTATTCTATAGATAAATGAAGTAACAGATTTTTGTCTAAGTTCTAATATTTTAAAATCATGAAACTCTTTATAAACACTAACATCCTCTGGATTTCTGCCATGTTGAATTGATGGTTGCAAGTCTATTCTCCCAACCTTCTCGTCAACAGTTTCCTTCAAGAGAGTTTCATATAATTCTCTATCAAAAGGCCTTGCCATGTAAAAATCATCAATGCCAAAAATAAAATGCTCATCATCAATCGACTCGAAAAAATCTATAAGATAGTTAGACCAACCCTTTGCTCCACCAATTTGCTGATTCCCCAATGATATAAATTCAAAATTAGACGGTAGATTGAAATCTGGTTTTGAAAATCCTAAAACCTTAACATTAAAATCATCACCCCAATATTTGTTAAAAAAATATGCGAAACCTTCTATGGCAAACAAATGAGAATCGCAAGTTGGTATATAAACATTTAAATTATTCATTATTCTACCTCAACAACAGGAACATCAGTTGCGAAAGAAATGTCCGTATAATGTGGATTCTTCCTAATTCCTTGTTTTCTAATCAAAGACCAAGTCTCATATTCTAAACCAACATATTCTGTTTGTTTTTGTGTTTGATGAACATGCCACCTCAATAAAGAATGACTTGATAATTTGTGCTTATTTTCTGGTTTCTCTCCCGGACTTACTTCATTTAAAGATAAAACATATTTTTCATAATCACTACCATCCTCCAAATATGAGTCTAAATTTTTATAAATCGTTGACATCTTTACCATGTTTTCTTGGTTGCAAACAAACCAAGGATCATTATATCCATAGTTACAATAATTTTGCCACCAATTTGTTATAAAGAAATTATCGTTATTCAAATTTTCAAACTTTAAAAACTTGTTGTAAAATACCATGTCGAACCTACAAGACAAAACGAAATCATATTTCTTTCTTGATTCGACAAGTGCATCAATGCTTTTGGAAAAAGAATACCATCTACTATAAACTGAATGCTTTTTGCTTTTGTCTCCTCCATCAAATTCTATCTGATTATCAATCATATAATTGGTAGGATTATACTCATTTATAAGACTATCAGTAGAACTCCCGGACCATGTATGAAAGAAAAAATCAACATCATAATGTGCAGACACATGTTCCTTTAAACTTGATATACCATCATCAAATGATACCATATCTCCTTTATCGTTAGACCCAGACGACAGACCATGTAAACAAATTGCTACTTTCATAAAACACTTCCTATTAATTCAACATCCCTCACATCTTTTGGTTCATTTCTCTTTTGTTTTAATTCTTTTATTACTCCAAGAGATGCAATCTTTACTCCATCATACCAGAAATGGTTATTGGGGTTGTATATGATATCATCTCTTGTTTTTGTGTAATTATGAATTTCTTGATTATGACTATGAATATCTTCGTGGCCGTCGATGGTATCTCCATCATGCAGGTAATCTAAATCTTGTCCTTCTCTCAGACCATATGTTGACAAAACAGAACTGGCAGTAATACAATACTTATCTGGGTTCAGATTATTATCTGTGATGTATTTTTTGTAATACTCAAACTGCTCTTGAAACTTTGGATAGTAAATATAGTTTGAATTGTTCAAGTGATGAACACTATTATCATTGAAGAACACTCTAACAATTCTCATTGTTTCTTCGTGTGTGTCATTAATATGACATGAATGTTTACCACAACCAAAAATAGCACGGATGTCTTCTTTTAATTCTACTGGACTTTTAGAATCTGATATTTTAACAAGGAAAGCAACAACTGGTGCATCATTTGTAAAACACAATTCTGCCTTTCTAGCAAATCCAGCGAAATTTTCATTCCATCCAAGGCCCCAATCTTCTCCCAAATACAATTGTCGAATAATATTCAATGGACCAATATTGTTATGAGGGAACTGTTTGATATGAATAATTTCACAGTGTTTCTCCAATATATTGAGAACTTCTCCCATCTTATTCTGGATGGTTGCAGAAGGAAATATAGTTATCACCTTAGTATCTTCATCCATTGATGCATACTCTACTGCAATAGAATCCAGATAAAAATGAGATAGTCCCCTACTCCTAAAGTAATGACTGGAACAATCCAGTTGACCTTCTCCTAAAGATTTTGCAATATGACATTCTACTTCTTTATCATAAAGTATAGAGGCTGTCAACCTATGTCCACCATTCAACAGAGACATATGTTCTGTTATTGGTAAAGTTCCCAAAGAAGAATCAAACCCAGTTTCTTTAATTGAGTCTAAAATTCTATCAAATTCATATTCAAAGTCTTCATAGCAATTTTTATTTGGATTGTCTATTTCGTTAAAATTGTTCCAAACACCTAAATGATTTTTATAGACATCCTTTCCAAATGAAGTATCATAATTATTTTCTCGATGTCTTGCATATAAGTGTTTTGCTGCGACATCGAATCTATTATGATTTAACAGTTGTAGTGCTTTTATTTTCATAATGTTCTAACCTTTCATATGGTTTTCTTTCTTTCAACATCGCTTCTATTCTTAACTGTTCGTGTGGAACCTTTCTCCAATCGGAATTTTCATTCCCTTCATTATAGACATAAAGTGGTTCTGGTATGAATTGAAATCTTTCTCCAGACATTTCTAACATAGGCCACATGAAAGTTAAATCTCCGGCTGCTTTGAACCATTCACCGTCAATATCAACGAAATCATCTGGATTTATATTTAAAACTAATTCTCTTCTAAAAGTTCGCAAATGTGTTGCTCTCCAGTCTACCTTTCTAAAACTGTTTTCCCGTATAACATCATCTGGATATCTACCAAATCCATTAGTTTGATTGTCTGATGTTTTTACATACGAACCATATGTCATCCATACATCATCGTTGTAGTAATTTTCCAATGTAGAAAGAACATTTTTGTGGGGGAACCAATCATCAAAATCTAAAGTTACTATGATTGAACCTTTTTTTGCCATCATTGAACCTTCATAAACATTTTGAGTTTGATATTTTCTTTTTTCATTTCTTACTACCGTTAAATTATCATGCAACTTTTCTTGTTCTAGAAGATACTCATATGTTCCATCATCTGTCATTGCATCAATTGCAATGACATCAAAGTTTTGATAGTCTTGATGTAAAGCAGAATTCAAACAATCGGATATCCATTGTGAAGAATTGTGTCCCATCATTAAAATAGTATAATGATTCATGTCTGTTCTACCACCAAATTTAACAGTCTATTAATGATTTCATGATACTCTCCATATGGTCTTACAGAGTGTGCATCAATGTAAAATCCATCTTTTACTTTATCTTCATGATATATCCAAGAGCCTCTATTAATTCTTCTATGATTTTCAAATGGAGGACAATGAACGTATTCTCCCGAAGAAATTAATCTGGTTAATTCCCTTGTCATCAAAACCTCATCAACATTCCAATTTAAAAGGCCTTCACCTTCCCAGTTTTCTGGGGTGTGTGTTCTATCAAGCCAAGTTCCACTTTGTTCTTTAGTTTCTTTTATACACCGTTTCACAAAATGAATAAAAGAGTCTTCTATTTTCAAAACATCCTTAAAGGATTTTCCTAATGCAATATTATAACATATTGGAAAATAATTATTTCCTTTATAATCTTCATCTACCCAAGAATATTCAGAAGATACGGATGCATTTAAATTTGTCCAGACTGGTTTATTCTCTACCCATTCATTTATTACATTTAACCAATATTTTAACGACAACGGAAACATGTCAATATCATTTGTTATCCACAAGACATCTGGTTCATTAATTGGATACCACATTCTTGCTAATTGTGCTTGTGTGTGAATATCAACAGATTTGTCTGGTTTTATGCTATGCACTTCTCCGAACTCATCACTTACCTCTTTTTCCCCAACATGAACTAAAACTGGAGTTATATTGAAAACCTCTTTCCATAATTTAGACATTGGTTTCCAAAAGTCAAGATAGTACGGATTATCATCACATGAATGAATTACCTTTACATTTGGTATTGATTGTTTATTCACTACTAAAATTCTCTAACAAAAATTTGACTCTCTTATCATATGTGTGTCTCTTAGACAACTCATAACCACGATTAGAGATTTCACTTACATCATCATTCTTCACTCTATTTATAAGACTTATCAAATCTTCCTGATTCCTATACATCAAACAATTTACATCATGTTCAAATCCAAGTTCTTCGTATTGGTGATTATAATTTGTCAGAAGAAGTGTTCTGCACCCAATCGTTTCAAACGATCTATAATTTATATCGTTATCAATATTCAGATTAAAGTGGCATTTGTATGAATTGATTGCCTTTACCATATCGTCACCTATTACAAAAATATCTAAGTGTAATCCGTGGGTGGATTCTAGATACTCTAATATAGTTCTTCTATTCACATAGTTTCCACAAAAACCAATGTCTATAGTTTTCTCAATCTCCGTAGGATAAATTAAAGAATCATCAAACGCATTCGGAAACCAAGTATGGTGTTCTTCCTTGACAAAATCTTGTGTGGAGTGTAACAGATGATCGTATTCACCATCCCTAAAAACTTTTTCTACAGATTCAATTCCTTGAACGTGTGCATCGATGCTCCAGAAAAATTTCTTGGGATTTTTAACATGTCTTAAGGAAGGAACCCAACCACTATCATACTGTTCTAAATTTATTATCCAATCATATGATTCCCAATCTGGGGTATTGTCAAAATTTTCATGTAAATTTCCCCACACTTCACACAAATGACCTAACCTAGAAAACGATCTCTGTAAACTGAAACACTCTCTGAATTTTCTATTCTTGTCGTGATGACCATTTTCTTGTATTAGAAGTATCTTCATTTCAAATCTTTCATTATATGGGAATACTTTTCCCTTTCCTCTTTATTCGGAGTCCTCACTTTTCCAATATAATCATTGTCGTGATATTCTCCACAAGCAGGACATTTAAAGAAACAATGCCCAGATCCATCTCCAAACCAATGTCCATAATTATTTTCATCGTCCTCTATTCCACTGTGCCACTCTGGAAAAGGTCCCTTATCCCAACCCTCTCCACGAAGTCTGGGAATAGGGAATGGATGTTTTTCTTCGTGTGTAAATCCATTAGGAAACCAATCATCATGAATATATGCTTCTTTCCAGAAAGAAGGATAAATGTCCTTGGATAACCATATCTGATCAATTCCATGCTTGTTGTTTATCATCTTATAGTCGAAATCATCAATGAAGTTTTTAATTTCACAAAGTGCATGATCCTTTGCTCCCCACGCACCACCGCAAATTTCCCAACCGTGCTGACAATTATCTCGCATTATATGAATACCTTTATCAGTACCAATCCATTCTTCTACAGCAGACTTGTCTCGAACACCAATTCTAGAATCTGTGTCTCTGAAGATTGCAACACTGACATCAGGATCACTAGAGGCATAGAATCTCCAAAACATACCGTTCCATGATTCGTCTTGTTGCATTCTTACAACTTCAACATTATCCCTTGACTCTAGTTCTTCCACAGCAGATTCAGGAACATTTGGTGAAACATAAAACCTACAAATCCACCCAGGCCATTCCTTCTCTGCAATGTCTGCATTTAGTATTGCACCAAGAACATATACTACATCATTACCCCATAAACTAAATGATATTACTTTTTTCATCTTTTCAACTCCAATCTGTGTAGATTAACTCGTCTCTCTTTTTTATTAAACGAGCATATTCTTCGTGTGGTTTGTCGTGTTCATCATAAACCTGACCTATGAAGTTATTCCAATCCTTTCCTCTCATTGAAGGAAATCCTGTATTAAATTCTTTATCGTGTCCTCCACGATAATAATCAAATCTTCCAGACCACGCATTGTACATCGGATATGCATCTTGAATATGTGCTTCCTTTAGTGCAAGTGGGTATATAATTGCTCGAAGAAATCTTTGATCAATTCCCTTTGTGTGATAATTTTCAACAGTCATTGCATTTTGTTCATGTCTTTCGGTTCTTCTCCATTCAACCAACATCCAGTTTTCTACGACTTTCTGCAAGTTTGTTGTGGGTTCTAGATTGTGTTTTTCGTAAACATCTTTGTTGATAATATCAATGAGTTCTTTTGGTTTACATCCCCACATACCACCCATGATTGGTTCGGTGTGATACGGATGATCTCTCATGATGTGAAGACATTTTCCTGAGTTCATCCACTCTCTGGTTGCTTCATATTCTCTTGATGTTATTCTTGAATCTGTGTCTCGGAAAACAATATATTCAATGTCTTCTTCTGTGTTTACACCATAGAATCTCCAGAACATTCCCTGCCAATCATTGGGTGTTCCTGTCATATCGACAATTTCTACATTCGAGAAAGACTTCAATCTATCCAGAGTTTCCCTTGGGACATCACTACCAATATAGAACCTAGCAGTCCAATCAGAAGGATAAACATCTGACATGAGTTCTGCATTTCTGATTGCACCAACATTATACATGGGGATATCTCCCCACAAACTAAAACTAACTATCTTCTTGGACATGATATTCTTTCCTATGAGTTCTAGACTCTTCTTCACTGAAGTAATAATGGTATAAAACTGGTGTTGTTTGACCTGTTTGGATTATAGACTCTCTTCTGATCAACCCAGATGCTAAAAGCCTATCAGAGTAATCGGAATCTTCTCCATGATTCTTGTCTACAAATCCAATTTGACGAGCAATCGAAGTTCTCACAGGATTCAAATGGTTACAAGGTCGGTACTGTATATTGTTCTGGTCTCTGAAGTTTCCACCATATGTGTTTGCATGTTTAAATATCATAGATGGAATCCCATTTATGTAATATTTACCTGTAAATCCTACAGAGTCTAATCTTCTTTCTCTCTCTATACAATTCACAATCCATTGCACATACTTGTCGCAAATTAAATCATCATCATCTACGAAACATATAAATCTACCATTCGCAGAAAATAGAATCTCATTTCTTTTTTGACCTACACTCTTTTCTCCACTGTCTGCATTGATCATTATCTCAACCTTGTCCATGTATTCTTGTGGAGTTTTTTCCTGAATATTCTTTAACAAGGCTTCTAACTTTTCTTTTCTTTCATTTAAGTGGCAGATACCAATCGTGAGAAGTTTTGGTTTTTTTTCGTCTTCTAGCATTCCAATCTCACGAATGATTGCTTCTTTCACTCTATCCGAAAAAGGTCTAGAATACTCTCTTGCTCTTCTGTAGTTCTCATCAATGAATGGTTTCATTTTTTCATATGTTTCAGAAGTTATGTTGTTACAAACCTCAACAATATCCGTTTCGCTATCAACGATTATCATTCCTCTTGCATCGAAGAAGTCACCGATGTTTGGACATCCCCAATAGATTGGAACTGTCTTTGTAATCAGTGCATCAATCAATTTCTCTGAGAAATAGTTTGTTACTGAACTACTTTCAACTGTAATGTGAAACTGAGAATCGAAAAGATACTTCTTGTCATCTTCTGGTAGAACATTCGGTGAGATTGGATGACGGGTACTGCTATAGAAAAGAGTGGGATTTTCAAATTCGCTTCTCTTTGACCATATCTCTTTTCTCTTATCATACCCCTCTAGACTTCGTGCATGATTCGAGCATAGAAAACTAATTTCAAATCTCTTATTCTCATGCAGTTCGTCGAGAGATTCGTCGTACTCTCCAAAACTATCGGGATGATCTATTTTTCCTTTGTTTAACCATGTGGAACCATAGGGAAACATCATTGCGTTTGGACATTGTTCTAGAATTTCAACATCAGTGGTAAGAATCAAATCATACTGATTGGCATTCTTTATTACAGTTTCAATTGGTTCTCTATTTGGTGATGTGCTTGGTTCTGTTGTGTTTAAGTAAACCTTGAATACATCAGGGTTATCAAAAGGAACCTTATAGTCAACTGTTGGAAGAGTAACAAATTGGTTGTTGTGAAAACGAGAAACATGAATCTCGACAGGGAAGTCGAAATTCATTGAGTCCTCTTCAAACATATAATGTGCATTATATACAGTCGCTTTGTTCATATTAAACCTCTACTTTTTCAGGAAGATACCAAATACCTGCTTTCTTCATACTATTTATCTTGTCGTGTGTACCCAGTCTAAAATTGCAATGAACCACACATTCATTTCCCGTGGTTGTTTCTTGACTGAAGTAGTGATGTCCGTTCGTCACAAAACTACATGGATATAAAGCAAAGTTGAAGTTAGGAATTAAATTATTTCCGAGTACATTTCTCATAATGATTTGATCACAAGTATCCGGGTTTGAATCATTTATTGCTATTCTTGCTAACTCATAAATTTTAGTGAAGAATTCTTTTGTACCTTCAATGTTTTTTATGTTCATAAATCCTGCACACAACTCATTTGGTCCCCCATGAGATTCAAAAACCAAAGAATCATTTGAAAAAATTACATTGATATTATACTCTTTAGAAGTAATATCATCTGCTATCTTTAATACTTCCTCTGGATTATGTTTAAAGACAACATCACAATCTGTATATACAAAATTATATCTAGATTTAAGTTCTTCTAAGATTATCTTTACCTTTGTTGTCATTAAAGATTTAAATTCTTTAGAACCGTATGAGTGGTATTCTTCAGAAATATAAGAATCAAAAGATTTCAATTCGCATTTAAAATCAGACAATCCATCATTTGAGAATTCATCAAGTGTATACACAGTTATATCTTCTTCGATACCAACATTTCTGGCACTCAACAACATGTTTTTGCAGATATCCAAGGAACCTTTGTTTGTAAATGTAATATACTTCATTGTAATTCCTTTATTTTCTTTACTAGCATTTCATCTGCCATTTGTAGTTTCTTTACTCTTTCAAAATTATCTTTGATTGCATTCATTCTATCATAATACATCGAAGGAGTCAATGAATTTACGACATCATTGGCCTTTTCTATATCCTTTGGAATCTGAATAATACCATCAGGATTGAAATATTTTCCAATATTTTTTGTTCCCCAGTAAATTGGAATTGTACCAGTTGCGAAGCAGTCAGTTATCTTTTCTGTGAAATAATCGTCACACTGAGCGTTCTCAAGGACTACAGAGAACATGTAATCATTTAGTGCTTGACTCTTATCATGCCAATCTGGTGCATTAAAAGGAAGATGACAGCCTGGATTGTGTCCAAAAGGTTTTCCTAAAATGCTTCCGTAAACATCTATAGAGGTTTCATCTGCTTTTCTCCATACTTTTCCTTTGTACTCAATATCTACGATACCTTCTTGTTTTTTCTTAAATCTCTCATGTAAGGCATGACGAAATCTGTGTCCTTCACACATCAATTTTGAAGAGCAAATGAAAGAAACTATCTTTGACTTTTCGTAAATTTTGTAATTCTCTTTCTTTGTCCACGGAAGATTGCTTCCTGTATAGCAGAAATGTATCTTTTCATGTCTATCCACCAGTTCTTTCTCTGGTGTGAAGATTCCATCATATACATCTATGAGTTTCTGAAACTGAACTTCATCGTCGAACATTGCTCTGATTTCAGGAATAATGGCATTTGACTCACACAACCAGGCCCATCTTTTTTCATATTCTGGTTTTTCTATATCAATTCCTCTTGCAATGTCCATGTCCAAAAACACAACATTGTTGGTCGCTATTTGTGTCCATTGAAAAGTTTCTGGCTTATGGTTTGAACAAGAAGACTGATGAAGACTGAATGGCGCACCAATGATACTTACCATGTCATCACCGACTTTTGGAAAGGATTCTCTGTATTTCAACTCCATCATTTTACATCTCCCGGTGATTGCCACTCAATTAAATCTTCTGCCATACCCAATTTTCGTAATGACTCTTTCTTTGACTCTGCATCTGCAAGTCCCATCGTCACACAAGTATTTTCATTCGTGTGTCCCGGCCAGATACAATACTCTGGTCCAACAAACTTCATGTTCATTTTCTTTGAATATTCTGCAACAATACCAAACAAGGGTTCGTGATCAAAGACACCCTTGTCATTTTCAAGAATGTCCTTTGTGGTTGAAATCCACACATTCAACAGTTCTCTCGCCATTTCAGTATTACCAAAATACAAAGGAGATGCTTTAATACCAGAGAGAAGTCCATTTGCTGTAGCAACCACCATGTCAACAGATTCATCAAACTGATCGAAAATATCAAGTGGTTTATGAACTTTGCTGTCGATATCCATCCACAGAAGTGGTCGATTTAATTCATTCAATCTGTCTAGGATGTATTGCGGTTTACTGAGACAATTCAATTGGTATGTACCAAGAGTCTCTTTTTCTTGTATGTCATGCGGAATACCTAAAGACTTACATTCACCAATAAGTCGTTTGGCATTATCGCTGTAATATGTTCGTTCTTCTATATCGCTATAGAAACTTATCAAAAGTGTGTTCATAATATAAATCCATAATCAACTGTTTCCTATATGATATTTAGGTATCAATTCCCAATCATCTTTATCTTTATAAGACAAAATCTTTATTTGTCCTATATTCGCCATTGGTTCTTCTTCAAACCCCTCGTCAATCACTTGCAATAATTCCCATTCTTCTAGAAGGTCTACTATCGTGTTTCTTCTAGCAATATCATTATCTGATGTGTTGCTTTCGAGTCCATCCATTTCAAACAATTCTTTGAAGTGCATAATTGTATATCTCCCCCGTTTATGGAGGATATGACAAGATTGGTATAATTTTTTTTCTTTTCGGGATGATATTCCAATTCTCGTAAGTGTCTCTTTGATTTTCAAAAAGTCTTCTTCCGAGTTTAATTTGATTTCAACACCTAGTCCCTTAAAGATATCTTCATTTTCCATAATTTTCTTCCTATTATCACGTTTGCTGACGTAATATGTATGTAATTATGGATTTATACCCCCTCCAGATAGATATAAACGCATTTCTTCTATATCTTCGGAGGTTAGAAGTGACATTATCTCTTTCGTCTTGGAGTTTGAATAGCCATAATATTCTTTCACTATGTCAAATTCATCTCCCATCTCATTCTTTACCCATTTACTGAATCTTTTTCTCTTACGAATGGCACTTTGTAGATAGTCGAATTGCATCTTCTTATCTGTTTGTGCGAATTGATTCATCTGATTAGCATGTAGGATGGTGTCTATGAAATATGAAAGACATCGATTCACAACATACGGAGTATATCGTTTCTCTACTTGCTCATCTTCTGTATGCATGAGAGATTCTTTGGAGTAATTTATGGCGTTAAGATAATCAGTCAGTTTCATCATAAACCACTGCTACTACATGTTCTCTTTTAATAATATCAAAGTCCGCATGGAGTCCAATTCTGGATCTAGCATCGTATAGAACGGAATCTCCCACCTCATATTTTATTGGAGCGATCTGACCAAGTGCATCTGGGACACCAGGTCCCATTGAAAGAATCTTTGCTTCTGCAAAAGAACTATCGAGGACTTGACTTGCCTTGATAATGATACCACTATCTGTTGTTTGTTCTTTATCATAATCAGTTTTTTCGACGATAAGATAATCGCCTTGTGCTAAAATTTTACTCATTTGAATTCACATCCCATCATAAGTTCGACGATACACGCCACTAGGTTAATTTCTTGATCTGCTACGAATGCAGACTTGTATTGATATTCTGCAAGAATCAGAACTGCTTGGGGAATAGAGGATGGTGTTAAATGTTCATATAGTCCATCATAAACTTTTCGGAACAACTCAGACGGGGAATTGTCTAGGTTTTCAACTGCCCACTTTCTTGCACTGGTGAAGTCCTTACTCTTCATGTACTCCACCAAATCTTTAATATGTATCTCACCAATCTGAGTAAGAATACCAACATCAATAGAACCAGAAATTGAGTATCTCTGTAGTTCATTCAGAACTCTACGGAAATCAGGAAAGTGCTTCATAATCAATTCAGCAACAACCTTCTCTTCGTAAGGAATACCCTCATTGTCTAGAACATATTTTACTCTGTCCATAAACTGAGAAGCCATCTTTGGTTTCTCTTTCTTTGGAACAGAGAAGTTTATTGATGTACATCGAGAATGAAGAGGTTCGATGATACGATTTTTGAAGTTGCATGTCAAAATAAATCGACAATTGTTGCTAAACTCTTCAATAAAGCCGCGGAGTGCGGGTTGAGTAGATTGTGCGTTTGAATAATCAAACTCATCGAGAATCACAATCTTCTTTGCACCAGACAATGAAACTGTACTAGCGAAATTACGAATTTTCGTTCTGAGGGTATCGATGTTACCGTCTTCAGAA